TAGATATAAAAAATTTGATCCTTGAATGGTTTCTATAAATACTTGAAACAATGAGAAAATGTTTGACATTCAAAGAACACTATAGTATAAACATTAGGATAAATATAAAAAACAACGTGCGGATATGGTGTAGAGGTTGCGCCTTTGGCTTCCATCCAAAAGAGGTCGGTTCGAATCCGTCTATCCGCTCCAAAATCTCAAGGAAAAAGTATGACAATTAACTTAAATGAGCTACTAGGTAAAGTATCTGCTTCTCCTACTATCGAAGAATCTTTTCTTATTTTTTTTGATGGTCTCACTGATGAGTTAGGTGATATTTATGCAAATATTGATAATCATGAACTTAGAATCTTAAACTATGAATTAGAAAAATATCGTATTCCATTTTCTAAAGCTATGGCTGCTAATATTTCTCAATAATAAGGAATAAAATTATGGACACGACTGCTGATAAAAATAAACTTCTTTATTTTGTAGAAGAAATTGAAAAACAAATAGAAGCTAAAACAGATATTCTTGATACTATAAAAAGTTTTTATGATGAGGCTGCATCTTCTGGTTATGATAAAAAAGCATTAAGAAGACTTATTAGAGTTCGAAAACAAGATGCCAAACAAAGAATACAAGAAGAAGAAATTCTTACTGTATATATGAAAGTTTTGGGGATGTTAAATAAAGATTAATTATTTTAGTTAATAACTATCTAACACAAACAACAAAAGAAAATGAGGGACCTTTGAGAAACAAAAAATCAATATGTAGTAACGGCGATTACTACATTGATGACAAAGATTATCAAACTTCTTGTGGTGGTAACACAAAAAGTAGATATCCTCTGCTCAGTAAGCTTGAATATCTTATTGAAGAAGATATGAAGCTTAAAAAGTATAATCCATCATTACCCCTTGATGTAAAGAATTACTGGAAAGGATATTTATGATAGTAGAAATATATACCAAGCAAAATTGTGGTTATTGTGTACGTGCTAAAAGTTTTTTAGAGGAAAAAAGACTTTCCTATACAGAATATATTCTTGATAAGGACTTCACGAAAGAATTTATCGTGGAAAATTTTCCACATGCCAGAACCTATCCTATTATTATTATGGATGGTACGAATATCGGAGGATATGATAGTTTAGTATCTCATTATGATACTATGTATGACATATCATCAAGTTCACTAAGATATCTTGCAGAATAAAATAATTTAAAACAGGAATATAATGAGTAAAACAGCAAATTATAATAGAGATACATTATTAGCAGACTTAAGAGATAATGTCATAGAGGTTATGTTTGATAAGGTGAATAATCAACCTCGTATTATGCGTTGTACTCTTCAAAGAGAATTTTTACCAGAAAGTTATAAAGAAAAAGCTGATACAGATTACCATACTGCTAATCCTGATGTGTTAGCAGTATGGGATCTGGATAATAAAGGATGGCGAGCCTTTCGTATTGATTCTGTCAGAATGATACAAGCTCTAGACTCTTCTCTCTTCAGATAAGAAGGAAATGAAAAGAATGATATGCGATCAAGATCCTGGAATAAATAATTTCAAAGATGAGTATGGTCTGGATAACAAAGAAGTTAAAAAACTTATTAATGAAATATATGAAAAATTTAGTGTTTGTTGTGATGCAAATCAATTTGAATATAATGAAAAATGTGTTTCTCCTCGTATTTCCTACATGGAGACTGATGTAAATTATGCTCCTCCCACTCCTATGTCTACAGATGATCTAAAAGATAAGCTTATTACTGACTTAGATCAAGAACGTCATGATATGATTGATGCTTTATTAGAAAGTCAAAAAAAAGCATCAAACATGGAATATACATTAAGAAATGTATGGTTTGATCTTTGTAATTCATATGAAGCCAAATCTTCTATTAAAGAGGTATCCAAAGAAACATTATTTGGACTATATAATCAATTAAAAGATTATATAGACAACTGTGGGGATTATGGAAATCGTGATCTTACAAAGAAAATAAAAAAAGAAATTGAACAAACTAAAGTAAATAAAATCGATTGTTTTGATAATTTTTAAAAAATATTGAAGGAAATGTATGAATGACATGTTTTACTGAAACCGAAGAACAAAAAAGTGCAAAAGGCGGAACAGAATTAGCTCTTAGAAATCTCGCTAGATTTATTCCTCAAGAACTTCAAGAAAATTTTCAAGTAATATCTTCTCGTGTGAGAGAAATTGATGAAAATAAAATTAGAATATACTGGATTCATGATATGCCAGAAGATCCAGAAATATCTCATTTAAAGGATGCTTCTTCAAGAAATCGTTTCCATAAAATTATATGGAATTCCAACTGGCAATTTAATGATGCTCTTAGTAAATTAAAATTTCCTCGTGACAATAAACATGAAATTATTGAACTCGGAATAGATCCAATTCCTTATAAGAAAAAATCAAAAGATCATATTAACATTATTTATCATTCTACTCCTCATAGAGGTCTAGAAATATTAATTCCTGTTTTTACGGAACTAGCAAAAAAACATAATAATATTCATCTAACAATTGTTTCATCTTTTAAAATTTATAACAGAGAAGTTATGGATAAGAAATATGAACCATTATACGAACAAATAAAACAACATCCACAGATGACATATATTGATTACGCTAAACCAGAAGTAATTACAGAACTTCTTCAAAATTCACACATTTTCGCATATCCTTCTATTTGGCAAGAAACAGGTTGTCGGTGCTTAATGGAAAGTATGTCTGCCGGTTTGATGTGCGTTCATCCAAACCTTGCTGCTCTTTCTGATACATCTGGACAACTTACCCTTTCTTATCAATATCAAGAAGATCTTAATGCTCATGCAAGTCTCTTCCATCATTATCTTGAACATGCTATTAATTCTGTAAAAGATGAAGCTACACAAAATTATCTAGGAAGTTTTGTTAAAACATATGCAGATCTGAGATTTGGTTCATCTGGTGCTGTAAAAAAGTGGGAAATGCTCATGAAGCATCTTTTATCAGAATATCCTACAATTGATAAGAGGAAAAACCAAAAAGAAATATTTCTTTATCGGACATAACAGATGAATAAAATGGTAAGAGAATTTGATGAAATATTTCTATCACAAGATAATTATCTTCTTCAGAAAATTGTTTCTACAAAGACACTTCAAAGATTGATTGAGCATAAAAAATTTGAAATTAGTGAAAGATATTGTCGAGAACAATCTAATCTTATGAATACACGAATTAATGTATGGGATAAAGAACCCATTGATAACAGAAAAAAACCAGATCCAAATAATCAAGATGAAATGGATAAATTTTATATAACAGAAATGTGTATGCCTTATAATCCTTCTCCAGATGAAAGAGATATTTTTGTTTGGTATAATGATATAAAAGCATTATCTGGAACATCTGGTTATTTAAGAATTAGAGATGGATATGTTTATTCTAAAAAAGTTATCTGGGTAAGCTGACATCATGCTAAATAATAATAGACATCTTTAAATTAATTTAAAAAAAGAATAAATGACAAAATCTAATAATGTAATAACATTTCCAGGAAACGTAAAATATAATAAAAAAATCTCCTCCCGTAAAGAGGCAGATATGAGTTTAGAAACAACACAACAATATTATGTTCAACAGACTCTTAATTTTCTTGCTCCTATTATATTTTCACAATTAGATGTAGCAGGATTTGCTCCTGCCAATCCAGATGATCTTTTTACCATCAAAGAAGGTGCATTTATACTAGAATCTATTAGATCAAAAATGTATTCTCATTATGGTCTTTATCATCCAATGCAAAGGCTTGTAGATAAACTCTTTGTTCCAGACAAAGATGAAGAAGGCATTTTAACATTGGCAGATAAAATTTCAATAAACTTTAAAGAAAAATAATAAAATAGATAATCAAATGTATTTTTTTATATATAAAACTGTAAATAAAATAGGAGAATTAAAATTATAATTGTTGATTTTTCACAAGTAATGTTTTCTAACTTAATGGCCAATATTGGTCCTCATGCTCAAAATAACATATTTAATGAAGATATGTTAAGACATATGATTCTCAATTCTCTTCGTTCTTATCGCCAAAAATTCTGCCATGAATATGGTGAATTCATCATCGCCTGTGATGGTCATAATTATTGGCGAAAAGAATTCTTCCCCTTCTATAAAGCTAACCGTAAAAAGTTTTTTGAAGAATCCAATTTAGACTGGAAGATTATCTTTGAATCTTTTAAGAAAATTAAAGAAGAACTAAAAGAATATTTTCCATATAAAGTTCTTGAAGTCGAAAAAGCAGAAGCAGATGATATTATTGGAACTCTTGTTGGAGAATATGGATATAAGAAACCAGATGATCCATTTACAATGGTTTCTTATAGAAATAAAAAAGGACAATTAACAGAACCAGAAAAAATATTAATAATAAGTTCAGACAAAGATTTTTTACAATTAATGATTTATGATAATGTAACTATATATCAACCAATTAAAAATTTATTAATCAAGAGGAAAGATTGACCATCCAATGCTATTTTCTCTTTGTTCTATATATTTTAATCTATTAGCCATAGAAGAAATTTTAGGTATTATACCACCTTCTTTTTGTAATTCCTTAAAAAATGCATTAAATGATAAGTTATGGTCTTTACAAAATTGTTGTAAAGTTCCATGAACAATAAACTCTTCTTCATTTGGAGAAATTATTTTAACTTTTCTTGCATGAACATTTTTAGAACCTTTGTATTTATCTTTAGTTGCCTGAATATAATTATTAATCTGTTCTTCTGTAAGCCATTCTTTCATTGGCTTACCTTTACGGATATAACTTGGATTAGTATTTCCAATCATAATTGGAAAATTTCCTCCACCAGGAGCAGTATTATAACCATTTTCAATAGAATTGAATTTTTCAATATATAAACTTTCTAATATTTCTAATGTATATTTTTTATCAGGATGTTCAATTAATATGATTTTTTCTATATTATCAAAACCATATTTACGTATAGCGTTATACAATTTATTTTTAACACCATTCTTAGCATGGTGTTTATGCATACTCCATCGTTGTTTTACATTTTTTGTTGAAAACCCTATATATCTTTTATCATTTGGAAAAATGAAACAATAAATAAATGCCATTAAAACCTCTTATTAATATAAATTTTGTATAAATATATTTATAATGAGATAAGGACTTTAAACAATGAAAGTTGAATATTTTTCAAAATATGATGCAGATAAATATCTCTTAGAACATATCATGAAAGGTGATGCTGGTGATGGAATTCCAAGTATCCTTTGTGAAGATGATTATTATGTTGATAATAATCATAAAATAAAAAGATTGACACAAAAGAAAATTAATGATTTAATGAGTAAGAATAAGAATGAATGGCCGACAAATATACAACGTAACTTTGATAGAAATTCTTCTATCATTTCATTGTTGGGTGAAAATATACCAAAAGAAATTAGAAATATGATAGTAAATCGATATAACACTTATTCAGAAAATAATCGTTGTAAGCTTATGTCATATTTTATGACATATAAATTAAAGAATTTGCTTGAAGGGATTGGTGATTTTTAATTATGGATAGAACTTTACATATAGTTACATGTATATCAAATCCACTCCTTTGGAAAACTAGAATAACATTAGCAGTAAAAGCCATTCGTTCTTGGTTACAAGAACCTAATGTTGATATAACATTGGTAGAATGTGTCTATGGAAATAGGGATCATCAATTAGATGTTTTTAAGAATGAACCAAGAGTTCACATTATAAAGGTAAAAGCTAATACTTTATTGTGGATTAAAGAAAATTTAATGAATATTGGCATTCATAGACTCCCTCATGAGGCAAAATATATAGCAACATTTGATGCTGATATTTTCTATAGAAAAAAAGGATGGGCTTCTGATATTATTAATGCATTAGATTTATATTCTGTAATTCAACCATGGAAAACTGCACTAGACTTAGGACCAAATGATGAAGTAATAGCAGCACATCAAAGTTTTCTTTCTCTTTATATTGATGGAAAACCAGTTGTACCAAGGTTTGATGAAAAAATGCGATTAACTAATCATCCATATAAATATGGTCATCCTGGATACGCATGGGCATGGAGAAAATCATTTTTACACTGGACTGGTGGTCTCTTTGAATATGGTGGTATTGGCTCGGGTGATCATAATATGGCTCTTGCTCTCATTAATAATGCACATATGTCTTTACCTAAGACGGTTAATAAAAATTATATGACTATGTTAATTTCCTGGCAAGAACTTGCTAAAGCTTTTAACGAAATGAAAGTCGGAATCACCGAACATACTATTGAACATATGTTTCATGGAAATAAAAGTGCTAGGGGATATAATACAAGGTGGGAAATATTCGTAAAACATGAATTCGATCCAATTATTGATACTAAAAGAAATTCTTTTGGGGTCTTAGAATTTTCAGGAAATAAACCTAAATTAGAATTAGAATGGCATCGTTATTTAAAGTCTCGTTCAGAAGATTCAAACACACTGGAATAAAATGGATTATGTAGATAGTCATAAATTAGAAGTAGTAAATTATATAAATGGATTAATTATAATAACAGATCTATTAAATAATAAAATAGATCATAAAGAATATAACCATAGATATAAATTAGTAAGAGATGAATTAGATGATTCAATTTAATAAGGAATAATAATAATGCAAATAGGACTTTATGAATTTTTAGAAAAAGTATCAAAACTTAAAACGGTAAAAGAAAAGATTAATGCATTAAAAACAAATGATACAAAAGTTGTAAGAACTATTCTTCAGGGTGCTTTTGATCCATCTGTTGTATGGTTATTGCCTGAAGGAAGACCTCCATTTCTTCCAAATCAATTGGTAGATCAAGAAACGGTTCTTATTCGTGAAATAAATAATAATAAACTTCAATATTTTATTAAAGGGTTCTATGATAACTTAAATGCAGCAAAAAGAGAACAAATGTTTATACAACTTCTAGAAAAAGTAGACAAACATGATGCAGAACTTCTCTGTTCTATTAAAGAAAAAAAATTACCATTCACTGGTATTAGTCAACAAACAGTATTAGATTCTTTTCCTGGGATGATACAGGAAAATATAAAGTAATATTATAAATAAAGGAAACAAAAAAGAAAAACTATGGGTAAAACTTCTAAATCAAGATACGATGAATTTGAAATCGAAGACATTAGATTTGCAAGAATAAACAAAAAAAAGCAACCAATAAAAGACAGAAGTTCTGAGCGCAGAGCAAAACGAGCTTTAAAAACAAAAAATATTGATGAATATATGATTTATAATGATGAAGAAAATTCCAGGGATTAATCATGCCAACATATACATTTTATTCTCATGAC